CGGCGGAACAATTCCGCGACCGTTTCTCCGACTCAGAGATGGTCGACGTGGCCGCATCGAATGACCCGATCGTACGCACGGCGATACTCAAAATCACCACGCGCGATGACGGAATGGTGCCGGTCAACGATGAGACGCGAGGCGTACTCGATCACATGGTATCTATCGGTCTGCTGACCGCAGGCCGTCCAGCACAGTTACTCGCATAACAGGAGGGTTGAAAATGTCAGTGCTCGTATTCAATAACACCGAGGAGGGCCGGCGCCAAGCAGACGCTGTTGTTGGCCCCAAACACGAATGGCTGGACAATGTAAGGATCATCGTCTATACCGGCGAAGATTATCTTCCATATGCGCCTGCGCCAACCGAAGTAGACGCGCAGACATACGTCAATCAAATGCCCGACGATCAACTGGATTGGCTCCTTGACATGGCGTTTGGGCAGTCTCCTGATTCGGACACCAGGCGCACGTTGTTCCGCAAGTTTTTCTCCAGCCCAAGTGTGCAGATCAATCTCAATGACGCCCTGTGGCGGCAGTTCAATCCAAGATCGAGCAGGCCGTAAAAGGTGGTGGTATTTTGTCACAACAACACCTCAAAACGGTAACAACGTTGTTTGGATAATCCAACTCATGAGCGATCCAATCATATTGGAGTGGCCACCAATTCGCGCTGAATGGTGTGATTCGAATGTCGAGTGGAATTCTATTTCCTATGATTGGTTCGGAGACTACATTGGGGCTCTGCCTCCTTGGTTGGAAAAAACAGCCAAAGCTACATGGAATGACATGTATGTGGAGTGGAACTCGATTATGTGGGGTTGGACAGGAGAATACCTCGGACCAATTGAATACTACGAAGACGCCGGTTATTTTGCTCACGTTAAATCGCAAGACACATGTTTTGTTAGAGCCGAGTCACCTGTGTTGTTTACTGGCGTAGATAAAACAGAATTATTTGCCCGTTTTTAGTTGTCGCACTATAATACTTGGGTGGTTGGTATGGATAAATTGTATTTGGAAGTCCGTCGTGGGACTACGGTAACTACACCAATACGTGTTGAATCCCAAGACCTGTCTTACGTTCAGATCACAGGGATGTCCAACAGCGCACCCTTGCGTGTAACATCTCCTTCTCATGGTCTACCGAGTGTGTGGCGTGCGGCTGTGATGAATGCTGTCGGTATGGTAGAACTGAACACAGACTACTTTGAGGGTGTGGAAGATGGGGATCTTCGTAGAATAACAGTTGTCGATTCCGACCATGTGGATTTCCCAGGGGTGAACTCTTGTTCGTTTTCACCATACATCTCTGGTGGTCAGTTGGTTTTTTATACTCCTAAAGATTTGTCCAGCTATGTTTCAGCAAGAATGGACGTAAAGGATAAGGTCGGGGGCGCAGTTCTTGCAACCTTCAACACCGCAACAGGTGGATTGATCATTGACAACAGTAACAAGACTTTGTGGCTGAACGTTTCGTTGAGTAACTTTTCTTCAGTGAAACCTGGAGATAAGGTTTTTGACATTGAAATGGTGAAAGCTAGTGGTGGGGTTGACGCGTTGTGTTCTGCAGATTCTGTATTTAGATTGCTGCCCGAAGTAACAACCTCTTCTTAATAAGCGGCCAAGTGTATGTTTGAAAACGTCGAAGAAGCCACAAACTATTTTGCCGCAACACAGTTGCCGGTAATCGCACCGCCGAAGGTCAAGCCGGGCTCGCAGACCTTCCCGAGTTACCTGAAGACCACTCGTGTGTCTGATTCGGTTCTACCGAAGGCAGACCGTCGCCTTGCCAGCACCGATACCACAACACTGCGCAATGGTTCTGACACCTGGAAGATCATCAGGGATTTTGTCGCGTCTTCTCCCGACTTGTCTGCAGCAGTTTGGTCTTATGTTCGTCTCGGCCTTCCTCAGAACTATGTTGCTGTGGCCAAGAACCCAGACAATACGTTCAACAGGGATGCGACGCTGCTTGTTCAACAACTGATCACCCGTTTCGACCTGTTGCCAGATTACACCACAGATGGTTTCACAGGCCCGTCGTCGATTCGTGCTACCAGCGAGAGCATGGCGCGAGAACTGATCCAATATGGAAGCTTGGCGGGGGAAGTTGTTCTTGGCAAGGACAGGCTCCCAATCAGTGTTCGTCCGATCAGCACGAGCCAGATCAAGTTTGTTGCGAACAAAGACAAAACCCTAACACCTTGGCAATACGTTGGTGCAGAGAAGATAAGCCTCGATTATCCAACATTCATCTATATTTCCCTTGATCAGGACTTGTTGGAGCCTTATAGTTCCAGCCCGATCGAGAGCGCAATTAAGCCTGTGATCTTTGCTGAGCAGTTTTCAAACGACATCACCAGAATTGTTAGCAGGGTAATTCACCCTCGCCAAAAGGTGCGCATTGATGAGGAAAAGGTGAGGAAGTTCCTTAGCCCAGAGGCTCAGACGGACAACGACCTTGCTGTTGCAGAGTTGAACGCGATTATCTCAAGCATCGAGCAAAAGATAAACAGCTTGGCACCTGAAGAAGTGTTGGTTTATCTGGATTCGTTGGAGTTTGAAGTAGAGAATTCGAGCAACGCAGGTCTATCTTCTGAGTACACCGTGCTTCAGGAGATGATCAACGCGCGTTTGAGTGCCGGTAGCAAGACCAACGGTACTGTGCTTGGTTTTGCCCCAGGATCGAGCAACATTGCTTCTTCGGAAATCATGCTGTTCATGCGTTCTTGTACTGGAGCCGTGAAGGCACCTGTTGAGGAGTTTTGGAGCAGAGCACTCACCTTGGCTGTGCGTCTTTTCGGCTTTGACGTGGTGGTGAGGTTTCGTTTTGACCCAATCGATTTGCGACCGGACAATGAATTGCTGGCTTTCAAGCAAACCAAGCAAATGATCGTTTTGGAGCAACTTAGCCTTGGGATGATTTCGGACGATGAAGCCTGTCTTCAACTCACAGGCTCCCTTGCTCCTGTTGGGATGAAACCTTTGTCTGGAACCATGTTCAAGACTCTGATCACTGGTGGCCCAGAGCCGCAAGGTTCGACAAACAGCGGGAGTGCTTTGAATCAAAACCTGACGCCACCAACACCATCTACTGGTAGAGGACAAAACAAGAAAGTTGGCAACTAACCTTTGGTTGGAGAATACCCATGGGTTATTGTTTGGAGTTTCCCTTTCAAAAAGATGGCAAAAGATTTTGCGAGATGGTGTATAGAGAGGATGTTCCTGAAGGAACCATTAGGTGTGGTCGCATGGTAGATGACAAACACAACTTTGCTGGTTGGACGCGCCAATGTGTGGATGTGAAAGAACAAGAAGACACTATGGAGTAATGAAATGAGTGTGAAAGAAGAAATGATTTGGGCTGGTTCTGAGGAAAACTACAAGCAAGCTTTGTCTGTAGAGAAAAAACTCATTGCTGGTATGGGAGACATGAACAGAATGTCACCTTCCGACAACGAGGACGATTGCTGCCCAAGGCTGCTTTGCGTTGAGGATGGTTTGGCAACAATCAATATCAAGGGTTGTTTGATGAGTTCAGACAGTCCTTTTCTCGCGTTTATGGGTGACCGCGCAAGTGGTTACCCGGAAATCAGAGAAGCTTTGCTTGCAGCCCTGAACGATGAAACTGTACAGCAAATTCTGCTGGATTGTGATTCTAGCGGAGGCCAAGTTTCGGGTTGTGACGATACCTCAAACCTAATTCGTACGGTTAACAAGGTGAAGCCAGTCACTGCATATGGCGACAACATGTTGAGTGCTTGCTACTGGCTCGCCTGTGCTGCCGGCAAGGTTTATACCGGGAAAGCCGCTGCTGTTGGCTCTATCGGGATCAAGGCTACATTCAAGGAATACTCCAAACAAAATGAAATGCAAGGGGTCACGGTCACAGTGCTGCGTGCTGGCAAACACAAAGCCTTGGCCGATCCTAATGAGCCCTTGAGTCCAGAAGCGAAAGCTCAAATCATGCAACTTCTGGATGCTTCCTATGAGGTTTTTGTGGATCGTGTTGCGGAGATGCGCAAGCGTACCTACGAGTATGCGGACAAAACCATGGGTGATGGGCAGGTGTTTATCGGTCAAGCCGCTGTCGATGTGGGCTTGACGGACGGCATCACCACCTACGACGCCGTGGTCGGTGGCCTGAAGAAAAAAATTGTTGCTTCATCTACAAATACAATCCATAATTACGCGAGCAATAGCTTTTCACTATCGGGCGGACAACCCGAACTTCCAGGAGAAAATCCAATGCCGAAAAAGGCTTTGACCGAGGCCGACATCGCGGCCCTGGCGTCTGGTGCGCCGGTTGCTGGGGGGTCCGTACTGGAACCCGAGGTGACCACCAACCAGACAGCTGAAACCGATGACCTCACGAGCACGCAACCGCTCGATCCCACCAACAGCAAAGGAGAAAACCATGGCGTGCAAGAAGAAGCCGGGTCGCAAGTAGCCGAAGAGGTTGCCAAAACTGATCCAACTGTGCAGTTGTTGATTTCCCAATTGGCAGAAAAAGACAAACAGCTTTTGGAAGCTGGAATCAAAATCTCTCGGTTGGAAGAAAGAGCCTCGGCGTTCGAAACAACTCAAGTTCGATTGCTGGATATTGCTGTCAGATCGGCCACCAATATGGCAGTTGCCCTGAATTCGGTTGCCGGAGTTTCCACTTCGGATACACCTGAGAGGGTTTTGGCTGAACACGATCGACTCACTACTGCTTTCAAGGCAAAGTTTGTTGTCGGTGGAGTGTCCGCAGCCGTTGGTGAATCCAAAGAGGAGAAAGTTCAAGTTCTTCCGCGTCACAGGGCAAGAGTGGATGCGGTTCGTTTTCAGGTAAACAAGGAGAAGTAACATGGCAGCAAAATTCAAAATGACCGAGACCGTTGGTATCGGCAACGACAAGGTGATCACCGCTCGCCTTGGTTCTGGTGGCATTTTCGCCACTCCGGCGAACGCGTACACCGACAAGGAAATAGGCAAGTTCGTGAAAATGAGTGGTGACAGTGCATTTTCGCTCTGTGCCGTCGGTGACCCGATTGAAGGTTATATTTCGGCTGTTGAAACCTACACGGCTGACGACTTTTCGATCGGTACGGTCACCAAGAGTGGTCGCAAGCGGGTTCTGTTGGATGGTTCTCAGGCTGCAGGTACTGGTTCAATTGCAATTGGTGACTACGTTGTTTGTGGTACTCCGGTTGCGCAAGGCACTGGTCTCACGATTACCACTCCACCGAAAGTGCGCAAGGCCACCAATCAGCCGGGAGCTGTCCCTGCTGATCTTACCGCTGCCGGTCAGCAAGCAAAGAACGCAATCTATCCGTGGCGTTTGGTTTCCTACGACAACGCCGGTGCGGTTGGTGATTTTGGCGTCATCGAACGCGAGAACGATTAACAAGGAGAAGCACAAATGGCCGCATTCATTGATGCCAAAGGCAAGACCCAACAATTTGAGATGACTCTCGATGTCGTCAAAGCCGCTGCAGATGCCGGCTTGTCGGTGCGTGAGTACATCAATCGCACCCTCGAAACCGATGCAGATGCATACGGCGACGCCTTCTCGCAATTGTGTGAGTCTGAAGGAATCGTTCTTGTTCCGAACAAGAAGTATGGAATTCGCAGCAACTCCCTCGCAGATGCGCTGAACGGGGTTCGTTACGAGGCCGGTTCGATCGTGCGTACTCCGAGCAACCAAGGTCGCGTTCTGCTGATCCCCGCTGTCGGGGCTCTGATCGAAGACAAGCTCGTTGCCGACCTGCAGATGAACCCGAACGCTTTCGATGCCATGATCGCGGTCGACAACACGATTGCCGACGAGTGGTATCTGTGGCCGGAAATCAACTTCGCTGCCCCGGAAGCTGCTCGCTCGCAAGTGATTGGTCAGTTGTCTCGTCCTTCCTCGATGCTGTCCATCACCACGTCCGAAAAGTCGGTGCGTATCCCCACCCTTTCTCTGGGTGTGGAGTGGTCCGAGCAAGTCACCAAGTACATCAACCTCGATGTTCTGGCCTTGGCGATCACTCGTCAAACGGACAACGAACGGAATCTTCGTGCGAACGAATTCATGCTTGCCTGCTTGAACGGTGACAAAGACGTGGGTCAGGATTCGCTTTCGAACCTCGGCAAGTCGGCTACGGCGGCATCGTATGACGCTCTGGCCACCACTGGTATCACCCAACTGGCCTGGATGAAGTATCTGTTCAACAACTCTCGCAAGCGCCGCATCACTCACATTGTCACGGACATCGACGGTGCCCTGGCGATCGAGAACCGCACGAACCGTCCCACTGTCGTGCAAGACAACCCAGGAAGCAAGCGGATCAATACGAACGTCTTTGTCCAGAATCCCACGTGGGCACCAGACCTGCCGATTTTCATTGTCGATTCCACGGTTGGCTGGCCGGCCAAGACGATTCTTGGTATCGACTCTCGCTACGCTCTGCAGCGTATCACCAGCACCAACGCCACGTACTCGGCCCAAGAAGACTTCGTGCTCCGTCGTGGTTCCGCCATGCGCTTCGACTTCGGTCAGATCGTCCGCCGCCTGTTCCTCGACGCCTTCGATGTGTTGACATACACGTAAGCTGTATGTGCTCTATACCAACCCGGCCAAAAGGCCGGGTTTTTGTTGAGTGTCGTGGTAAAATGCCAAAAAGGAGGTCACCATGTTAACTGACTACACTACATTTGCCGATGTACGGGCCGCACTCGGCGTCAATGAGGATGACATACCGGATTCGGTATTGAGTTTGTCTATCTACAACATACTACTTACCCAGGATTTTGAAGATATTGATGTGACGATCGAGAGTGTATATGCAACCAAGTCGGCTTTGACTTCACCGACTGCTGCTGAGTCGAGATTTATCGACGCTTGCCGTTTGTTTGCCACTTTCAGTATCGCAAATCAACTCACCATTACACTTCCGTTGTTTGCCGCGCAGCAAATCACCGATGGAAAGGCTCAGGTAAATCGATTCGACAACCCGTACAAAGACGTGATGGCTTATGTGTTGGGTCAGTATGATCGAGCTAGAAACAAGCTGAAAGATGCGTTCGAGGCTGTTGGTGAAACACTCACCGTTGTTCAGCCAAAGTTGTACTTCAAGAATTTTGCTCCGGCAACAGACCCTGTGACTGGTTCCTAATGGCCAAATTCAGACTACAGGTTCTTGATTTGCAGATTCCACCAAGAGAATTGAGGGAATCTCCGGTGGCTAACCAAATTTCTTATCTGGACAAGATAAGGCATGTGTCTGAACCAGATTTCGATGCTTTTATCTCGCGCTTTCATATAGAGCAATTTCTACTAGGTGGTGAACTAAAATGAGACTAAAAGACGCTGCTCACAAATTTGACACAACACAGGCTACAGACCCATATGGTTCAGGATCGATAAATATTCAGTTTGAACCACTTCTATACAACAAAATCGATGGCGTTGCTGTAAAGAAGCGTCAGATTAGTACTTTTCCAGAAACCATTATCCCGAAGCGAAGGGTTTTGGTTATTGATGGTCATCCATACTTAGTTGGTTATGCCTCACCAGATGTTTGGAACAACGAGACTATCCGCACCAACTACCTTGTGCAAGGTGCGACAGGTGTTGCAGGTGTGACGACTATTTCCAAAGAGTTGGCTGGAACTACAAGACAAAAAGCCTACGCTGCCCTGACTTTTGCCAAGTATCTTCCAGATACCGAAGACTCTAGTCGTTACCCACCACAATACGAAATTTTCTTCTCTATCACGGAAGACGTGATGGCAGATTCGCTGTTGTTTCTTAATGACAGTTATTTTTTGGTAAAGCAATCCTATATCTCTGATTCTGGATTGCTTGTGGCCTTGTCAAACAAAGTTGACGATCCTTTCGAATCGGCAAGTTTTTCTGATAGAACATACGACCCTTTGACAGATTCGAATTCTTCTGTCGACACCACCGTTCCTGTGTTTAGGATCAAATGGTCGGAACACTTCAAGTATCTATCCAAAGCCTCTGCTACTTATGAGCGCGGGGATATTCAGATTCTCATGTTGAAGACAAAATCCCCGGTTGCTGCCGATCTGGTGACTCTATCTGATGGGGTTTGGCGCATCATTTCTGTGCAGGACGAGGGTGCGCTCTGGAGCTGTCATGCTAGAAGGGCTTGATAACCTAGACGCGATTACAGCAAAGTGGTTGAAGGATGTCGAAGAGGCCGCGATGCACGCCGCCGTTGGTCTAGCTTCAGTTGCCCTGACCAGAATCCTTGAAGAATCCCCGCAGTACTCAGGTGACTTTGTTTCTGGTTGGGAAGTTGGATATTCTGTTCCACCAACCATGTGGCGACCCTACTCGTTAGGTCACAACGTTTCTTTCCTTGGACACGAACCATTTCAGAAGGGTGACCCAGAAGCCATAGAGTATGCGCTGTCTAAGGCAGAGCCGCGATTTGGGGCGATTGCCAGTCAACCGTTGGGAACGGCAATCTTCTTGTCCAACTCTGCAGTTCACGGCGAACCCTATGCGTGGAAAATTGAATTGGGCGAAATAGTATTCAGACCACAAAACCCGCAAGCTGATAGGCCGGTGGAGAGAGCAACGTTCTTTGTCGAGAACAGATACAAACACATCGGTTCTTTTGAATTGGAAACATTGAGGAGGTTATGGGTATGACCACAGAAGTTCAAGCTAGAGACGCAATTGTTGCGTATCTGAATCCATTATTGGTTTCTCAATACCCATCCCTTTTGATTCTTTATGAGAACACCGCGCGGGTGGATTTGGACACGGTTGGTAGTTGCTTTATCAGAATTCGCATTGATTTTACCGATAGCCTTCGCATGGGCCTCGATGCAAGCCCTGGAACCGATAGTCATGGAGAGGTGATCCTTACCGTGTTTGCGAAAGATGGTGTTGGTAGCCGCGATGCTCTATCCAAAATCAACTTCCTGAGAGAAACCCTGAAATACAAGGTTCTCTCTGGTGTAACTTTGGATGTTCCGCGACCCGGAAAGAAGCAGCCGAGAGATGGTTGGACTAGCAACGACTTGATTGTTCCGTTCAGGTTCTGGCAGTGATCACCAGCTTTCCGGCTTGGGGAGGTTTGGGTAGCATTCACGTAACATATCAATCACCTCACACATAGTTATTCCGGTAACAATCTCACCGTCAGTTCCAGGTTTTCCACATAGCGGAGACAAACCTTCTTTCACAGCGTAGGTGGCCAATCTCCTTTTCATTTCTTTTTCTATATCTAAAGCTGTTTGCCCAACATCAAATCTAAAAGCAAGGCGATTCCACATTACAGCTTTTTCGTATTTTAGAAATCTTTTCGATACCTCCCTCCCTGTGATTCCCAGTACGACACCACAACTTCCGTTGTTCAATTTCAACTCAGCTAGATAAAAACTCCCAGGTATTGTGTGATTAAAACCACCCCTCGGTGGACCGAAACCCAGACTGTTCATAATGCCGAGTCGCAAAGCTTCGTTGTAGTGCCTCATCGATCCGTTTTGGAAATCTACCCTTCTGTCGTATTTCTTGGCCTCTTCAACAACATCAGCTAGGGTTAGCTTTTTTGCTTTTTCTCTCTTTGGGAATATACCCGACAAAGTTTCCGGGTGTAACTTTATGAATGCGTTGTAAGCCCCCGGACTATCGCGGGCGAACTCGGCCCTAGATTTATGCTTGGCAACCTCTTTTAGAAGTAATTCCAGTGACCATGGCTCTCCCAACCCCTTATATGTTTTTCTAAAAGGGCTGTAATTTGGGCGAGTTCTTCTTAGGTGCTCTTCAATATAGAATAAAAGATCAGACATAGTTATTTTATTCTCCATTGATCAGAAAACACCATCGTCTTTTTGTCGTGCTCAAGTATAAGTTTCAATGTGTGCAATCTGTGATTTGACACAGGTCTTGTATTGCGTAGCCAACGATACACTGTTGTTTCTGTAACGCAAAGCAAAGCTGCAACTTTCTTAACGTTAAGATCGTTGTTAGCGATTATTTCTTTTAGTTTTTCATTATTCACGTAAACCACCATTATGATTTTGACATTTGGTCATTTTTGGTCCCATTTTACAGTGTCCTGAGGTAATAGTACAGGTAAAATTTTGGGAGGCTTGGGGATGAATTCCAAATGGATAAATCCCGATTATCTAGCCGCAAAACAACAACCCATTTGTGGCTGAACAGCCAAAGGAGCTTCCCATGAGTTTTACCCTGTCCACGGGTGCCACCCTTTCTGTGGCGAAAACCTACAGCCCGGCCTACGGTGTTGCCGGCACGTCGATCACGGCAATCACCAATGCGAACCCCGCTGTTTGCAGCGCGACCAACACTTTGGCTGCTGGCGATTACGTCCTGATCAATTCGGGTTGGGGACTGCTGGATAGTCGCGTAGTTCGCGTTGCGTCCAGTCCCGCCCCAACCGGAGGCACGTTCGCTCTGGAAGGCGTGGACACCAGTGACACCACGAAATATCCGGCTGCTGGCGGCGCAGGTTCCTTCAAGAAGATCACGGCGTGGACGGCCTTGAGCCAGATCAAGGGTGTGAGCGCATCCGGTGGCACTCAGCAGTTTGCTGACATCACATGCATCAATGACGTGACCAAGCGCAACATTCCGACCGTGAAGGATGCTGTGAACATGACCATCGAGGTGTTCGACGATCCGAGCCTGTCGTGGTACGCCGATGTGATGACCGCCGACCTGGCCCGCAGCCCGTATGGCGTCCTGATGACCTTCGCCAACGGCTCGAAACTGGCTGGAAACGCCTATTGGGCACTTTCTCGTATCCCGAACATCGCCACGAACGAAGCCCTCACCGCACAAATCTCCCTGTCGTTCGCCGGTGAGCCGATCCGGTATGCCACCTAACCTGTTATAGCTACACAGTGTGTGTGGTGAATGAATTCCACTGACCAGCGGCGTTGCTGTGTCCGTTCCGCCTCACGGACTGGTCAGTGGTTCTTTGAGGCGAAAACAATATGAGGCGAATCATGTTTGTACTGCAACCAAAACCCACTTTCCAAGCACAAGTCACCATCCCAACCACTGAGGGTGAGGGAAAAATCACCTTCGAGTTCAAGCACAAAGGACGTAAGCAACTGCTGGAACTGTTGAACTCCATTGGTGATGGGGAAGATCGTAAAACCGATGCGGAAGCCCTCTCAGAACTGATAACGGACTGGCACGGGGTCGATGAGAAGTTCTCCAAGGAAAACCTCGAATTCCTGATTGACAACTACCCTGCAGCCGCCAAGGTCATTTTCGATACTTACAACAAAGCCCTGTTCGAGGGTAGGCAAAAAAACTAGCAGACATAGCGGCCAGGATGTATGACCCTGGTCCGTCAGATGAAGAACTGTTTGCTTTAGGGTTGTTGCGTGAGGATGTTGCAGATACCAGCACTTTGGAAGTTTGGCCTGAGAACTGGATACCCTATAAAGTGTTTAGCGAGGTGTCCACGCAATGGCGAGTCGGTCCTGGTGGTAGGGTTGGATTGGATTATTTGGCGGTAAATTGGTTGATGGACCTGACCAAGATTAAACAAAAGAAACGTTTTGAAATCTTGAAGGCGATCCAAGTAATGGAGTATTCGGCCTTGAAGATCATGTCGAAACGATAGGAGGTTCACGTGAGTGTTGATGCAGCCGCAACCCTTTCCCTAAAAATCGACACTTCTGGTGCCGCGCAACAACTTTCCAAGTTAAAAGAGGAATACGCTGCTTTGCGTGCAGAGCTGGGGAAACCCATCTCTGCTGCAAACAGCTTTTCTGATTCTTTCAAAGGGGTGCAGGCGAGTCTCAGTTCTATTGCTGGAAGCATTTCAGCCGTCAATAAAGCCCTTGATGATATTGTCCGAGCAGGTGGGAAATACACCAATGATCTGGTGAAGGGTGCTCGGGCTGCCACTCAAGAGAATGCTCTTCTCACAAACTCCCTCACTTCTGTAGCGGCGGCAAGGGATAGGTTGGTCAAGTCGGCTGTCGCTTACGATTCTCTAATGGGAGTTGGTTCAACGAAAGCGGCGGTGGAAGCAAACACCCTGTTGACAGCTTCGCTTACTGCTGTTGCTAGAGAATACGACAGAGCTTCCGTATCTGCTGTCAAATACGATGCCTTGATGGGTTCTGTTGCCGCGAAAACATCCTCTAGAGCTAACGCGCTACTGACAACATCCGCTATTGCCCCATTTAACCCTACTCAAGTAAGCGCATCTGGCACCTATGACGCTCTAATGAACAGCGTTGCTGGTAGCAAGCCTGGTAGCAAGCCTGGTTCTGCAGAAAACGAAGCCGCGAATGCTCACAAGAATTTAGCCAATGCAGTTCAAAGTAGTTCTGCTCATCAGAAGCAGTGGAACGACATAGCCCAAGAAGGTCACACCGTTGCTCGCGGTCTTGCCGGCTCACTTGGTCAATTGTGGCTCACCTATGGCAGTTTGCTTCCCCTGCTCGCTGGTGGTGCCCTTGGTGCAGCCTTCAAACAAACAGCCGTTCTTGGTGCAGACTTCGAGCATCAACTGACCTTTGTCAAAGCCCTCGGTGACGAGACTTCCGAAACCATGTCTCGGATTTCGGAAGCTGCTCGCGGTCTAGGAAAAAACAGCCTGCAAGGCCCTGTGGAGTTGGCTAGTGGCTTCAGAATCCTAGCTCAGGCCGGTCTTTCCGGCTCCGACAGCATCTTGGCCATGGTCAACACTATGGACTTGGCCACGGTCGGTGAGATGCGCATGGAAGAGGCCGGCATCGCCCTTGCTGGTGTGATGAATGCCTTCAGCTTGAACGTCACCGACATGGCACGCATTGGGGATGTGTTCGCCAAGGCCGCAGCCTTGTCCCAGACCAGCGTGGAAGGCATGACCGCTGCCATGCGTACTGCATCCGTTGTCGGCGAGATGTACGGCGCGAGCATGGAGGACACGGCCACGGCTTTGACCCTTCTCGCAAAGGTTAACATCACGGGAACTGCAGCGGGTACGGCCTTCAGAAACATGTTGAAGGAGTTGTACGCGCCAGGGAAGCAGGCTGCTGAGTTGATGAAAATGCTCGGCTTGAGCACGAAAGATGCTGCAGGCAATCTCCGATCTTTCCCGGATACCATTTACGCGCTGAGACCTATTCTTGAGCAATACAACAAATCTTCTCAAGTAAACATTCTCCAAAAGCTGTTCGGTGAGCGTGGGGCAAAAGAAGCCATAGCCATGCTCGCTCTAACCAGAAAACAATGGGAAGACCTAAATAAGTCGATTTCCGATTCGCAAGGTTTTATGCGTAATGTTTCTTCTCAGTTGGAACAGACAACAAAAGGAACCTTTGCACAAGCGATCAACGCACTAAAAACCAGTTTAGTGGATGTGTTCGATTCAACTGGTGGATCGATGAAGGACTTGGCTGTTCGTTTGAAATCGGTATTTTCTTCAGATGAATTCAAAGCAACGATTACTTCCCTCGTCGGGGTGATGGCGAATCTTGTTTCCGGCTTGATTACAGCGACAAGCGTTGTTGTCAACTTTTTCAAGGCGATACCAGACGGCACGGCCAATGTAGTTTCCATGGGTTTAGCCATGGGCGCAACAGCTTTGGCTGTTACCTCCTTGGTGTCGAAGGTTGCTGCAGCCGCCAATTCTTTGGCAACCATGGCCGCTGCCGGCTCTCTGGCTTTGGGTCCTATCGGCGCGATCGCTTTGGGTGTCGGTGCCCTTGCTGCAGCCTATGTGTTGTTTAATTCCAAGACCCCTGATTCTATCCAGAACATCAATGCGCTCAACGCAGCCCTGGACACTGAAATCTCACGTTTGCAAATAGTAAACAACGAGCTTTTGAAGAAGATTGGTTTGGAATCGGGAAGCGCCAATTCTTCGGTTAGTTCTGCCAAATTAGCACTGGCTACAGCAAAAGCAGACTTGGCCGATGCCAAGGCTTTGGTTGAAGAACAAGATAATTCGTTGAAACAAGGCAAGACAACAGTTATTGGAAACATGTTGGACAACCTGTTTACCACAGATGAGGCTCAACGGGCCAAGTATGCAAAAACCAGAGAAGCTAGGGTGAACATGTTGAACCTCGAAAAGAGTGTTCGACAGGCAGAGTTAAAAGTGTCGATTGCAGAAGGTTACGAAATCGAAACAAGCCGCAACGCCAATAAGGCGCGTACACAACAATTGATCAAAGATCAAGAAGCTGCGGCAGCACTCAAAACAGGGGCAAAGAACTACGATCCAAACGACAAGAGTGGTAAGGATTTCCGTGCCCTATTGAATGACCAACTTTCTGCCGGATTGAAGAAGGAGCAGTTGCAACTGAAGCGTGATTTGTTGGGTGTGGACATTCAAGCCACTGCGCAAATGATAACAGAGGAAGATGCGCAGAGAGCCAAGAATGAACTCGAAGAAGCTTCGTTGGAAAACCAAAAAAAGATCATAGAGCAATCGCTTCAGGTTGCTCGTCGTGCTGGTGACAAGTTGGAAATCCAAAAGATTCAAAATAAGTTGGACGAAAACGCGATTCAGATGGAGGATCAGAAATACAAGAGTGCCGAAGCCCTTCTGAAACTCAACGTTGCCCAAAACAACGCCATCGACGACGCACATACAGTGACAGCACGATATATCGAAGACCTTGAGTTTGAACAACGAGCACTATCTTTGACTGCAGATGAGGTGGAACGCCTTCGCATTGAAACAGAAAAAACTCGCGCAATCGAAGATATTGACCTCGCAGAAAAGCGCAACAAGCTGAGCAAAGCTCAAGCTGATGCAGCTAGGAAAGACATTGAAGATAAGGCTGCTGCAAAACAAGCAGACGCAGATTACAGGTCTACGTTCGAAGCAGGGTGGGACAAAGCCTACAAGGATTGGACAGACAACGCTACAAATGCAGCAAAGACAGCTGCCGACGAATTCAAGATCATGACTGATTCCATGGAAAACTTCATGGACAATTTCCTCACAAGTGGGAAACTCGGGTTCGCTGATTTTGCAAAATCTGTGATTTTGAATATCGCAAAGATCGAAGCTAGGGCGCTGTTGGCGAAATACACCAGTGAAGGTGGTGGGGGTTTTTTGGGTGCCATTGGCTCTTTCATGAAGAGTTTGATGGGTGGGTCTTCTTTCGAACCCAGTGTCGGTACAACCAATGCGTTTATGCAAAACGGTGTTGGTATTGCTAGTATGGGGACTTCTTTGGCATACGGAGGTGTTGTCGGTGGTTCACCTTCGCTTCATCGGTATGCCAACACCGTCAGGGATACCCCAACATCTTTCGCGTTTGCCAACTTGTACGGTTTTGCCAAAGGTGGTGTGTTCGCAGAAGCCGGACCTGAAGCTGTGATGCCGCTTGGACGTGACTCCAGAGGAAGATTGGGGGTGCGGACTCTCAGTGGTGCCGGTGACAGCACGCATATCACCATGAACATCTACGGGATGGAATCGCCGTCCGATGTTCGCAGATCGGCCACGCAAGGAATGCAGAGCGTGCTTAATGTAATGAGGAGGGCTCAGCGCCATGGCTAGTTTTTTGGAAGAAAGGCTCTCGTTGAATGTTCGAGAGGGTGCTAGTTACACTGAGGACTATTCGGTTGAAATCACAACGACAGCGAGTGATGCCGAGTACCGGGTGTTGCGTCATGGTTTCCCGAAACGCAAGTGGACAATCAACTTCACCCTGACCAGAGACAACATGGGTCGACTGGTGAAGGACCTGTACGACCGTGTGTTTGGTAAGTTTGCAGGGTTTCGAGTCAAATGCCTTGACGATTTCACCAGTGCTGTTGACGGTATGTCCTCCCCGACAAAAGATGACCAGACTTTGCAGTATGTATCGAGTGGGGTATATCAACTGCGCAAGGTGTACGGCCTGAGTGCCCCTGGTTTGGGTGTGGGTCGCCCATCTAGGACGATCTACAAGCCTGTGGCGGGCACGGTGATTGTCGCCAAGAACGGTACCCTGTTGAGTTCCGGTGTGAGTGTGGACACAACAACTGGTCTGGTGACCATATCCCCTGCCCCCTCGTATCCCGCAGATACAATCACTGCAGGGTTCGAATTCGACCTACCGTGTAGATTTGATTCCAGTTTCGCAAGTCACGCACTTTCGAGCGATTTGCGAGATTGTGGAAGCATCGATATTGTGGAGTTGTTGTCACCATGAAAGCGTCAGTTGCAGATTACAGGTTTCGCGTGTTGTGCATGCGCATTGTGCCAACAACAGGCTCGCCTATTTATCTAACAGATTACCCAACAAATCTGGTGATGAATTCGCACACCTACTTGAGCACCAACGGGTATCAGTTCTCAGGTTACAACGCAGAGGCCGGGTTTTCTCCTTCCTCCATTGACCTAGAAGGAATCGCTGGTGCTGCTGGTATTTCGCGTGCTCAGATCGGTAGCGGCCTTTTTGACGGTGCCCGTTGCTATGCCTTTGCCACCACGTGGAGCAATCCCGTTGAAGACCAAGAACCGATCGTTGCTGGGATTTTTGGACAAGCTTCTTTGATGGACAATCGATATACCATAAATGGTATGTCATTGGTAGATGCGTTGAACCAATCTGTTGGGGACATCTACACACCTTCGTGCCCGAAGGTTTTCTGCGGCCAAGAATATGGCGGGTGCAAAGCGAACCTTGCTGCAAACACAGTGACTGGAACGCTAACAGCCGTGGCTAGTGGTTCTATTTTCACAGATTCAAGCCGATTGGAAGCAGCAGATACTTTTGGTGCAGGAACAATTCAATTCACAAGCGGACCAAACGCAGGATTTAAGCCACAAGAAATCAAATCGTTTTCTGGTGGAGTGATAGAGGTGTTCGAACCGTTTTACTATCTCCCTGCTGTGGGTAATACCTATAGCATGGTGCGTGGGTGCAGAAAGACAATTGCAGCGTGTCAAGCGCGAGTCGGTGGAAGTAACATAGTCAATTTTGGTGGCTTTCCGTGGATTCCAACCGGAAGCACATACGCAACATTTGGAACAGGCTAATGCTTACCAGTGAGATTGTTGCTGCTGCTAGACAGTGCTTGGGTACACCTTTTGTGCATCAAGGTCGTGTTGTTGGTGTCGGCCTAGACTGCGCTGGTGTTTGTTGCCATGTAGCGGGCTCTTTCGGACTCGATGTGGTTGAGGTGCAGGGGTACGGGGAAACTCCCAACAAAGGTATGTTGGAACAAGCGTTGGACATGCAGGATTATTTGATGGTTGTTGAGGACATGCGACCTGGGGATATTCTGTTGATGCGCTTTTTCTCAGAACCACAGCATTTGGCTATCCTAACTGAAGACAACACCATTATTCATGCATATGAAACAATCGGTTCGTGTGTTGAACATGGTCTGGATGATCGCTGGTTATCTCGTATTGTTCGAATCTATAGATTTAAGGATGCCGTATGAGTTCTGCTGG